AGCGAGGGCGATGAGCTTTTTGTCTCGGCTACAGGCACATTAACTACTACTGCACCTACTGGCGAATCTGCGTTGTTGCAGAAAATCGCTAAAGTAACAAAGTCACACGCATCAAGCGGCAGCATCAGGGTTAGCGGTGCTGGTCGCACAAACGCCACGCCTAATCTTAATGATGGCAACTTTTTCTTAGGAAACGGCAGCAATCAGGCTGTTAGTGCAGACTTTAGCACCAGCGTTACCAATATCGCTTTGCCACTATCGGGTGGAGCATTGACGGGCGCAGTTACTACCAGCAGCACGTTTGATGGGCGTGATGTCGCTACAGACGGTGCAAAGCTTGACGGCATTGAAGCCAGTGCAGACGTAACCGATACGGCTAACGTCACAGCCGCTGGTGCCTTAATGGACAGCGAGGTAACTAATCTTGCAGAAGTAAAGGCTTTTGATTCTTCAGATTACGCCACAGCAGCACAAGGCACTTTAGCTGATAACGCTTTGCCTAAATCTGGCGGCACAATGACTGGTGCGCTTGTACTGAACAACACTGGCTCTTTGAAAGTTGCCGCAGGTACTACAGGGCAGCGTGAAGGCTCTCCAGCAGCGGGGATGTTCCGTTACAACACCACCGAAGGCAAGTTTGAAGGCTACTCAACAGAGTGGGGAGAGATTGGTGGCGGTGCTGCTGACCTCCTGCTCAACAGCTTTACTGGAGATGGCTCTGACGTAACCTTTACGCTCTCTGGTGCAGCAATAGAAAACAACACGCTGGTGTATGTCGATGGCGTGTATCAGAACAAATCAACCTATGCAGTATCTAGCGCAACTCCCGCTGTAGTTACTTTCTCTGAAGCTCCTGCCAACGGGTCAGCTATAGAGATTATGGTAGCAGCTATTGCAGTTACAAACGTAGGCACACCCAGCGACAACACAGTCACTACGGCTAAGATTGTAGATGGTGCCGTAACAGCTTCCAAGTTAGCTGCTGGAGTAGGCGGAGCATTCAATGACTTTGCCATAAAAACTACAGCCTATACCGCAGTTACCCGTGACCAGCTTATCGTAAACTCAGGCAGCGCAGTGACAATCACTCTGCCTGCAAGCCCTAGTGCGGGTAATGTAGTATTTATCAAGAACGCTGGCACAGGCACAGTAACCGTGGGTCGCAATGGCTCTAAAATAAACAGTACAGCAGACGATGGTTCACTGGCAGCAGACGCTGGTGCAACTTTGGTGTACTTGGATTCAACTATTGGTTGGAAGGAGCTATAGATGGCAATCCCATTAGGAGCAGGCGGTGGTTCTGCGTCATACCCTACAATATTTTTAAGCAAGTCCCAGACTTGGGTTCCGCCTCAAGACGGCAACATCTGCATCCACGTTATTGGTGGAGGGGGTGGTGGTGCTGGCTGGCTTAGTGACACCGCTAGTGGTGGTGCTGGCGGCTATTGTAAAAAGAATACTTTAGCAGTCACTACTTCAGGCTCTTTTACAGTTGTTGTCGGCGCTGCTGGAATTGGTGGGGCTAACCAAGCTCCATCCTACAACGGGAATGGAGGAGATGGAGGAAACTCCACTGTTGCTGGTACAGGACTATCAAGCACCCTTACGGCTAATGGAGGTACAGGGGGCGCAAAAGCTGGCGGCTCAGGTGGCGCAGGAACCGGTGGGGCAGCCTCAAACGGTGACGTTAATAACACAGGTGGCGCAGGAGCCGCAGTTGTTAATTCTAACGGTGGCGGTGGCGGTGGCGCAGTCGGTCTCACAGGTACAGGGCAGGCAGGTACTATTGGTAATTTAGACAGACCTTTAGCGGGGCAATGTGACATTGTTGGAGACTTCTGGTCATCGACAATGGGACAAATAGCTGGCGGAATAGCTGGGCGCTGCATTAGAAAGACTACCGGCACAGTACCTTATGACGCTGTCAATGGAGGCCCATTATCAGGCGGTGGCGGTGTTGTATTTAATACAGGCAGTGAGATGTTAGTGCAAGGCGGTGCTGGTGGTATTGGTGGCGGCGGTGGTGCGGCAGAAAACAGGGGCCACACATCGTCAGCTTTAGGTGGTGAAGGTGGTCAAGGCATTGTAATTATCCAGTACATACCGTAAGGAGAAAAGCATGAAGTACAATATAAAAGATGCTGATGGCAACATCACAAACACCATTATGGCTGACGCTGAGTTTGTTGAAGCTAATTTTGAACATTACGAGCTTTGGGTTGACCCTACACCTGTAGAGCCTACAGCAGCAGAAGCTGGGCGTAGATGGCGAGACTCAGAACTAGAAGCTACAGACAAAGCAGCACAGACTCCAGACTGGCCAAATCGTGATAGCATCCTGACCTATAGGGCTGCATTGCGTGACTGGCCTGCTACTGATGACTTCCCAGATACAAAACCAGAGGTGGGCTAATGGCACTTACTAAAGTAAAATCAGGTGTTATTGCTTCTGACCCCGTTGCCGTAGGTATTACCACAGTAGCCACAGCGTCATCCTTGACAGCCACAGTCAATACTCATGTATACGTCAGCGCAGCAGGACAGACCATAACGCTGCCTGCGTCACCTAGCGCTGGACAGCGAGTGCTGATAACTGTGGGCAACTTTACTGACACAGTGGTAGCTAGAAACGGCAGCAACATAATGTCAAGCGGCACAGACATGACGTTGGACAAAGCATATCTTTCAATTCAATTTATTTTTGCAGACGCTACACGCGGATGGGTAATGGCATGAGTAACTTTACAGATTTTATTAGTGGAGGCGGTGGTGGTGCATTACCACAAATTGCATTGACACAATCACAAACATGGGTTCCACCACAAGACGGAACAGTGTGCATTCACGTTATTGGTGCTGGTGGAGGCGGTTTTGCTTCTACATCAGGTGGCTCTTACGGTGGCGGTGCGGGAGGCTACTGCAAAAAGACTACGTTAGCCGTGACTACATCAGGCTCGTTTACTGTAGTTGTTGGCGTTGGTGGTTTAGGAGGATACACCAATGGAACCACCGGCGGAGCAGCAGGAGGAAACAGCACTGTTGCAGGTACTGGTTTATCAAGCACTTTAACTGCTAACGGTGGTAGCGGAGGAACTTCCAGTGCTGGAGGTGCTGGAGGCACAGCCTCAAATGGTACAGTAAACAACACTGGTGGTGCTGGCTCTTTTTACGGAGGTGGTGCGGTTGGTGTCTACGGTACAGGAAACCCCGGCAGAGATAATGCACAAGGTGGCGCTGGTGGCGGTTCTTCTGATGCTCAAGGTTGGGATGGATTGACAGGCTATGGTCAGATTGTTGGCGGCAAAGGTACTAAAACAGTTGCTTTTTACGCCTATTCTCCCATTAGCCAATTCCCTGCGCCTGCTTTAGCAGGAGGCGGTGCAGTGTTTGGAAATCCGGGAACAGGTAGTGGATACGGTTCTGACGGAGGTACTGGCGGTGGCGGTGGCGGTTGTCGTAATAATAATAATCTGAGTGCTGGCGGTTGCGGTGGTGACGGCATAGTAATCATCCAATACCTACCCGCATAAGGAGAAAAACATGAATTATATAATCAAAGACGCTGATGGCAACATTACTAATCCCTGCATTAAAGCAAGTGCTGAGTTTGTTGAAGCTAATTTTGAACACTATGAGCTTTGGGTTGAGCCTACAGCACCAGAACCTACAGCAGAAGAAGAAGCCCGTCAGTGGCGTGATGGTGAACTATCCTCCACAGACTACATAGTACCTCTGATTGACCATCCGCAACACGCTGCCTACATGCCGTATCGTGCTGCCTTACGCGATTGGCCCAGCACAGCAGACTTCCCTGAAACCAAGCCAACTTTAGGTAGCTAATATGTTAGCAGAAATCTCAGCAGTTGTAGGTGTACTCAAGACTCTTAACGCAGGTATTAAGACTGTTAAAGAGTCAGGGTCGCACCTGTCAGACCTTGCTGGTATTTTTACAAGCATCACTGAAACCAAAGTTGCCGTAGACAATATCGAGGAAGCACAGAAGCAGGGTGACACTGTGCTGACGCAAGAACAAGCATTAGAGTTGGCTTGGGCAAAAAATGAAATACGCGAACGCGAAAAAGAGCTAAAGAAAATCACTCCACGGCAAGTCTGGCGAGATATGCTGGCGATCCAGCACAAATCTGTGATGCAGAATAAACATCGTCTTGAGCGCGAAAGGCTGGCTAAGTTGCGCCAGCAGTCTAAAAATGATGATATGATTAAAAACATAATTGGCGCTGTGGCTCTAATTGCTACTGCTGCTGCAATCTACTACTTCTGGAACTAACATGGCTAAGGAAACAACCATTACCCGCCTTGAGGCGCATGAGAAAGAATGCGCTATCCGATATCAGAACATTGAGCGCAGGCTGGATG